TGATAATATCTTGTTTATTAAACACGATTTGTCGCCCTACGGGCAATTCTAAAGTTGTGGATCCAGGATTGATTGACTTAACGGTCGATAACGCCTTTATCCGCGCTGAAACCACTGATCACTTTGGTCAGTGTGATGACTCCTTCGATATGGCTGATTTGAATGATCTTCCAATCGATGTTGTCAATGAATTACCTTCAAATGCCAATCACGCTGCAATCGAGCGTGAATTCATTCGCTCAATGGACGTTTCGTTTAAGCGAGACGAAGGTCTTGAGCCGGACATTAATTATATAATCAAAAACCACAGTTTCTTAGCTGGTGGGCTTGGTGAACCTGATATTGCTGAGGAAAGTAAAGAAAATAACCTCAGCAAGGAATTAGTCGAAGAGGACTGGTCCTACTTAAGCGACGCAACACCGGACAATATCAAACCATGTCAACATAAAGGGAAAACAACCATAAAACATAAGAGTGTTGACTGGTTTCGCAACCCCACTAACACAGTTGATGACAATTCACTAATTGATGGTTTGTTTAACGCCCCTGATAGAGTAGAAATCAATTTCAAACCAAAAAACGATTGTAATAAGACTGTTAAGAAAAGAGGTAGAGATGAGAAACCTGCTATTTTAAATAATTTTGCGGCAAGCGAAGTTAATGACATGGATATATCTATAAACATTAATAAAACCAATATTTATAATTATCCCGTTAACGTTCCAGGTCTTTATCAATTTGAAGATATCAAAGAGTTGGTGGAAAAACATCTGCAAGAACCAGCGTGCAAAACTAATCCCCACAAGTACACAGCAGCATACCGTCGATCTCATTATGATAAAGTGAATTTAATGTTGAAGCCCGGTTGTAAAATTAAAGATATCTTTGGGAATGCCAGAACACCCAAACTTCTCAATATGCATGCCGTACACATACATCGCCCTATAGTTGTCCTTAAAGATGCTGATCGATTAAAACTCATAACCAATAAAAAAATTCCACTGGTTAAAGGGAAAATGATTTCAAAACCAAGAATTGATCAGCCCATGGCTTGTGACCACCACTTTAATAAGTGTCATTGCTTTTTGGATGCAGACTATTTCTTTCTTAATGATGTTTACCAATCAAGTATTTTCACCAATTGCATTCAGTGGCCCGAAACCCGACATACACCATTTATTATTATTATGAAGGTTTTTGATTCACGTTATATTGGTGGTGACATTATGATAAGGCACAAAGGACAAGAAATTTACCAAGGTAGTTGGAATAGACGTGATAATGGCAACATTATTTTTTCACCCAACACTGATAATGGTGATCTTGAAAGACATTACGTGCATGAAGATTTACTACCTGAATTGCACACTGAAAACAGCATACATCGTTATGGGTATGAATTCAATGTTATTCATCGTGATAACATGGGCAACTGTTCCACTGTAATTCTTTCCGCCACACCCACAAAGGGCAAGTCCCCCAAAATAAAGAAAAAATTTGCTTATACTGCTAGTGCTGCATATTTTGGTAACAAAGAAGGGTTTGAGAACGCACATGCACTCTACAAAAGTGGGTTTATACCTGAAGGCGCAACCACCGATTATTCGGAAACTGCCTGGGAAAACGCTTGCAAAAAACGTAGCAAAAATCATGAAGTGGACAACTTACCACTTTTACTTGAAAAAGAAGAAGATGGAAACATACATATGCATTTATGTTCCACTTGTGGCAAACCGTATGCACATGCACACAACCTAAAAAATAATAACGCCAGGGATGCACGTTCTTCTGCAGCTATGCACATTCAATTTGACTTCAACTGCCCCTATAGTGATTGTGCCAATTACAATCATGTTGACTGTGCTGAGAACTGTAAAATTAAGCACCACGCACAAGCTGTTCAAGGGCTACGACAGCACACACAGGTGGTCTACAAGTTAACACCACCTGAATTACAAAAATTTTTAATTGGCGTGGAGGAAGCATTTGGGGCTGAATACAAAACTGTCAACAACACCAACCCTAAAAAAATTTATGACTACACACAACCAATTGACATTAGTGTGGTTGAAAAAGAGATACCGCAATATCTCAATGTCACCGCCCAATCATCATCTTCCAATAGAGTAGATAACGATAAAAAAACAAATGTAGTTGAACCTGAGGGCAAGCCCATTAACAGTATGACTACACCTAATTTTAATGTGGTGGGGTTTGAACCACAAACTGATTATAACCCAACAATTAAAAAATTCGAGGGAGTGATGGGGATGCAAACAACAGGGGAAACTGTTAAGTTGATGGTTGTCAGTGATAATAACACGGGCAGTTACACTTTTACTTATGGGCAAGAATGTTTCGTTATTGATATTAAAACACGTAACGCCTTAATTAACAAAGGGTTTCATTGCCGGGATAAAAGCACTTTTACAAGCATTTGCGTTAAATCACTTTTCCTGAAAGCTGCTTACCCAGTCACCACATCAATGCAAATTCGTATGGCTGAGTACATGTATCAACAAGTTATATCACTGCACGCAGGAATGGCCACACTTGAATCAGGAGCTATGGGTAAATACCTAGATGATGCACTTAATAGGAAACTCAACCCCTACACATCTTTCATTAAAGCATGGCGTGATCATGGTTTTAAGCGCGCCACAGGTATGTTTATGACGCGGTTAAATTGCTGCGGTTGTAATGCTGGTACAATCGACGAAAATGAAATAAAAATCACCACCAGCACCACGTCAGCTTTATGCTGACGGCGTAACGATCTCGACCATTATGCCTTAACCAGCAAGAGGTGGTATAATGGCGTTGTTTATAAATCTTGCCTGACCCTAGGACACACAGAAGGTCTTAATGGGTTGATTAGCCGCAATATGGCTTGGACATTCAATGCACCTCAGTATACAACAGCAACTGACATTCAAAACATGATTTGTCCCGAGAATAATAAACCAGCATTGTGGCAAATAATGCCAATTTACAGTAACGCCCCAAAATTGGTTTACTATGATAACTGTGCTGCCAACTTGTATGCTGCTTTGAGAAGGCAATGCACAGCCACACCTGCGCCCGATAAGGAGTTTTTAATTGATTTCACAGATTTCTTTAACACTGTTATTATGGGCGAAATAACACACATACTACAAGATTTTGACTATAGTTTTAATGTGTGGTTTAATCACTTAACCGCCAATCAGCAAAATGCCATCGACCAATTGGATACGGACAAATTAGACGTACGATACACCAAGATGTTCTGTAAGGCTGAAAAACAAATGATTGAAGGCGGCGTAATGCCCAAGAATAGGGCTATATCTGCAATGTGTGAAGAACACAAATATGTGATGGGGCCTGTCGTTTACGCCTTGGAACAATATTTCAAACAACTTAAAGGCTATGGCGGTGGCAAAACATGGGATGATACAGCCAATTTAATCAATTATTGGGATCATTCTGGCTTAACTAAAGTCATACAATCTGACATTTCAGGCATGGATCGATCAGTCACACAAGAGATTAAGGAAATTATACAACACACGGTTTATCGGCATATTGAACACAAGATTAAACACGTTGATTTGGAGGTTTGGCAAAAACATGCTTACCCGGTGAACACAATAATTAAGGCTGATTACTATGAAGATAAAGAATTGAAAAGTTTCGGCCAAACAACAATGCGAGGAGAAGTTTTTTCTGGTAGTGCTGATACCACATTTTTAAACACCTTAATAACACTGAGTTTCCAAAGGTACGTTATGGAACGCGTGCTTGCTTTGGATGAAGAAGAGTTTGGCATAGTGGCAAAAGGTGATGATAGTGTTGTCACTGTACAACCAAACATCGACAACACACACATACGTAAAGGGTTCAGTAAAGTATATTACGATGCTGCTAACATCAAACCCTATTATTCACCCTACTATCTGCAACATGGGTGCGGCATGGTTCTCAAATTCCTTTCAATAAGTGAACACTTAGATGACATTGATTATTGTTCCACAAATACTTTCAAATGTCACACGTGTAATTCGTACAAAGTTACACGCAAAATTGACCGCTTCATTTACCTAACCCCATGGACTGATAGTATTATGAATATGAAGCATGAGCAACAATTAGCTTATATGCATAATTTGTACCTTTCAAACCTGCGTTGGATGGATGGCTTAAGCATCTTTTCAACCCTGAACAATTTTTTGAAAACAGATGTTATCTCAGACTACTCACTGAGTGGTAAACCCCGACGTATTATACCATTGGCGCCTGAGGAAGCTGCATGGTATCTTAAGATGTTCAATCCTGATAAGGATGCTGACACCTATAAATTACAACGTGCTTTTGGTAAAAATGCTGCTTATTCAATGATAAACCAAAAAAATGAGTTAAAACCTTGTTGCATCAAAGATTATCAAAAATGGCTTGAACATAAACTCGGCATAAACCAATTCAACACGGAAACAATTGAAACAGACATGAAATCGCATACAAACGGTATATATCATTCACCAACGTTAGAGACTGCTCTCCATCATTATGACTTATATCGTGAAAGTTTGTTATCATCATAATTTATTCGCTCTTTAATTGTTGTTTTGCACAAACAACACAGGCAAAATTGCTTCGCTACTTCTAACTGAC